TGAGTAACCAATTTCAGTGCTTAGAGAAATAGAATTTCCACTAACAGAGAATTTTCTTAAATAAGTATTTCCTGCCGCAAACCATAGTGCATAAAAAGAACCTTCACCATCTGAAACAAGTCCACCCCAATTTCTTTGTTGAGATGCAGTTGCGTGTACTACAAAAGTTCCTATTGTATTGTTTCCAACATCATAAACAAAAGAAGTTGGGTAGCTGCTATTGTTATTATTATCAAAATTAACAACTATCTTGCTAGTATTCGGAACTCTTTCTATTCTATAGTTTCCAATGTTAATAGTTGGTGTGCCTGACGGAGCAGATTGACCAGAAGCATACGTCCAGACTCCTCCGCTTTCAGTCCATCTTTGAGCTTGCCAAAAACTAGAACCATTATCTACGATAAGCATTAAGTCATAAGAAGTATCACTAAATTTAACAGCAGATGAATGACTATTAGAAAGCCTTCTCATTAAAGACATAGATTCATTTACTACTTTTATAAAATAAATATAATCAGTGCTGCTTCCTTTGTAGCAAGCCACTATATATTGATTATCGTAGCTCATATCCACTGAATAGCTTTGTATTGATCCAGTAGTCTCTAGTTCTATACAGTCGCAAAGAATCGCATCCCCGTCTACTAATTTCCAAAGACAAACACCTTTGAGTCCTGTATTAGTATAATTAGTGCTATCGAAAGGTATGAACTGAAATGTAGCAAAATATCCATCATTAGATGAACTTATAGCAAATCCGGCATCTCCCATTATGTTTGCAGAAAATGGTCCAATTTGATTTATGTTTCTATTTAATCTTTGCCCATAAAGCCAGCCGCTTGCCGCATCTGTAGTCGTAGCAATTTTACTAACAGTGCCATCAGAGTTTAGTGCTACTGGATCGCCTGCTGTGATATTTCCACTAGCAGTCATTGTCGCAGTGCCGACTTCTAGTGCAGCCCACGATGCGTCAGTGCCATCTGTAGTGAGATAGCTTCCTGCATTGCCGCTTTGGTCTGGCAGAGCTTCTACTGCTGCCCACGATGCGTCAGTGCCATCTGTAGTCAGATAGTTGCCAGCGTTGCCTGTTTGGCTTGGCAGAGCGTCAATGTTGTCTATCTGAGTTTGGATGTTAGACGTAACACCATCAACGTAGTTTAGCTCTGTAGTAGTCGCTGTGACACCATCAAGGGTGTTAAGCTCAGCCGCCGTAGCAGTAAGGCCAAGGTTCGTTAGAGCCGTGGCTGCGTTATCAAGATCAGACAGGTTGTTAGACTGTTGAGTGTATCGAGCGTCACTCTGAGCCTGTGTGTACACATCAGCTACATTGAACGCACCGTAGGCAATGATAGAGACGTTATCACCTGTGGTAGCGCCTGTGCTTAGGATGATTGTTGCACCGTCACCCGCTGTGAAGTCAGTCGTAGGAATTAGCTTAGAGCCATTCAGGTACACATCTACAAAGCCCACATCGTAAGTAGCTGCGAAGTTGGTCTGACCTGATGTAGCGACATACTCCTGACGCTCTGCTGTTCCATTAACTGCTGAGCCTGCTGCTGCCCACGAAGAGCCGCTCCAGACAAACATCGTGTCAGATACGGTGTTGAAGTACAGAGCACCAGTTTGCAGAGGATTACCCTGATTGTCTGTAGTAGGGGGAGTTGACTTAGCTCCAAGGTAAAGCCCCTCAAACTCCTCTACCGCTGCCTCTACGCCAGTTTCCGCTGTCTCCGCTGCTGTAGCTGATGCTGCTGCTGCTGTAGCTGATCCTGCTGCCGCTGTAGCAGATGAGGCTGCATTAGTCTCTGAGGTAGACGCATTAGAGGCGCTTGTAGAGGCCGCTGACGCGCTGTTGGCTGCATTGGTCTCACTGGTAGCTGCCGCACTCTCCGAGGCCGCTGCTGCCGTTTCTGAGGCCGCTGCCGCTGTCTCTGATGCTGCCGCATTGGTTTCCGAAGTAGAGGCCGCACTAGCACTCGCTGCTGCGTTCGTCTCAGACGTAGAGGCTGCACTGGCACTAGCTGCCGCCGCAGTCTCACTAGCAGCTGCGTTGGTTTCACTTGTAGCCGCTGCTGTGGCGCTATTGGCCGCGTTTGTCTCGCTGGTAGCCGCCGCACTCTCACTCGCTGCTGCCGCTGTTTCAGAGGCTGCTGCTGCCGTCTCAGACGCTGCTGCTGCGGTTTCACTAGCTGCCGCTGCTGTCTCGCTTGCTGCTGCTGCTGTGGCTGAGTTAGCCGCTGCTGTAGCGCTGGCCGCTGCCGCTGCACTTGTGCCCACCCAGTAAGCAGGTGAGGTAGCGGGGTCGTTGCCAGTGTTGGAATCTTGTAGAGACGTATACAGAACGCCATCAGTACCCACCGCGTTCATGCCGGTGTCGTAGGTCGCAGTAGATAACCAAGCAAACGCCAGAGACACCCAGTAGCTTGAGGCTGTGGATGGGTTGTTGTTCAGGTTAGAGCCCTGCAATGACTGGTACTGCTGGTTATCGTATGTAACCACCGCGCCTACGTCATAGGTGATACCAGCATTCCACTCTACTGAGTACAAGAGCGTCCATGAGCCCGATGTTGTGACGGGGTTGTTGTTCTGGTTGCCGTTGATTAGTGAGCGGTAATAGACCCCATCTGACCCCAATACCACGTCTAACGCGCTGTAGATCTTGGTCGCTACCCAAGCATCACCGAAGTCAGTGCTGGTTTCACCAGCCGGATCTCGGACCGCGATCTGCACGTCATTCTTGTCAGTCAGGATTACCTTTGCAACGCCGTCAAAAAAGATATTGGGTTGACGGCCAGCAGCAGACAATAGAACAGGGTTAGTGTTCGGGATCGAGTTGTTAATGTCCGCATATGTAAGCTTAGGAGTCGTAGTGCCGGACTCGTAGAAGTACAGCTTGCCGTCAGCTAATGGGTCGCCAGCGTTATCAAGATACTGATCAAAATCACCGAATCGTGCCATTATGGTTTCCTATAATCTAATTTGGGTCGTTAAAGCTCTTAAGCAGGTTTCTCATTGCTTCAAACTGTTTTTCTTGATTAATGCCGCGGAGCCTGTTTCCTGCCGCTCGTGCCGCTGCACCGACGAATTCGCCTTTGCTCGTAGGCGCTGTTGCTGCCGCCTCACCCAACACCCCTGAAATGCTAGTGTCTGCCTTGGTGCCAAATACTCGATCAAGGTCAATTGTAAACGCTGTTTGCGTAATCACGTCATCGTCAAAGTTTGCGTAGCGATTACCAAGAGAATCAAGCTCCTGCACCGAGTCTAGCAGTCTGCCTCGGGTCTGCCTGTTTGAGCCTAAGCCTCGCAGGGACGTGCCTATAGCACTTGCCGCGCTTGGGCTGTCAGGGTCAATGGTGCGGCCTATAGCTGTGCCAAAGTCATCCATCGCCTGAATAGTCTCGGCGTAGGTGGTGTTGAGCCGGTCGTACTCAGGGAACTGATTATCAAGCACCTGATCGAGCTCTCGGCGCAATCCTTTGATTACGTTAATGGTCCTACCGCTCAAACCCTCCGCTGCCTTGCCGTAGCTTACCTGCTCGTCAATAAACCGCTTTAGGTTGTGAACATCATAGGCAGTAACCTGCCTAGGCGCTTTCATGCGTTTGACTAGCTGATTGAGTATTCTTTCAGCCGGAGCCACGCCCTCGATTGCCGACCCTGCAAAATCCAGACTTAAATCGTCGTTGAATTTAACGCCAAGGTCCTCTAAGGAATTCTCAAAATTCTGTACAGGGCCCTCAAAGTCCACCGCGCGATTCTTTAGGTTTTTCTTGGCAAAATCGTCTATGCCAGCGCCGGCCTCTTGATTTACGTCACGGATTACTTTGTAACGATTAAGGATAGACTCGCCGGCCACGTCAGTCGTTCTGTTCATCATGCTGAACTTTTTGTTGCCGGTAGCCTGCTCCATGATCTCAAGGGACCGGAGCATATTCCTGCGGTCTGTAGGGCTGGCCTCACGGATCATAGCGATCAAACCCTCGTCAAAGCCCTGCTTGATTGCTTGCTGCTGTGCAGGGTTCTTCACCGCTCTGCGCATAGGAACGGGCTCAGGCAATGGTCCTTCTCGCCCTGCCGCTGTCATAGGGCCTGTCGGCTCATCTTCTAAGCGGTATCGAGCAGTTGTGTCCTTTGTCGCAGGGAATCCGCCTGACTCTATATCAACCTGTGCCTGCTGTGCTGCTCTTGGCTGGTAATCGCTAATGCTTTTAGAAACAGCCTTCTGGCCCATGCGGGCAGGGATAATCTCTCCCACCTGAGTAATTGCCGAAATGTTTCTAGCTGCTCGCGGGTTCTCTTCAGAAAATCTGGTCCACGCCTCACCGCCAGCTTCTAGCGCTCGCATAGCCATTCTCATCATGGGCTGATCCATGAAGATACCCAGCTGGGTGATAATCTCATCCTCTAAGGCATCTGGCGTTATGGCCTGTGCGCCGCTCTTAACTATATCAAACAGCCCTTCGCCCAAGTAGCTAACACCCTGCCCCGCGCCTTGGAATATCCCTTCGCTAAGAGTCTGATCGCCGCGCAATGTAGCGTCAAAAATCCCCTTCGCTGAGCGAGCTCGGTCAGAGTCTCCCTGAAGAGCGTCAAATCCGGCCTGAGTAGCCCCCAGCAATGCCTCGCCACCCATGCCAATAGGCTCAGGCGGTCTTGCTGCCGGCTGGCCTGCGACCATCTGCTCTACCGCGGCGAGGATCTCTTCTTGTGGCGTTCCTATAGGGAACTTGGCGATATTGCCGTCAGGAAGCGTGACTTCAATCATTTCTTCCATTAACTATTGCCTCTGCGGTACGAGTTGCTTGGTTACTGGGTCGTAAACGAAAGTAGTCCCACCAGCCGGCTCAGGAGAGCCAACGCCTTGTCCTGCTGCTGGATCCGCGCCCTGCCCCTCACCATCATCGCCGGTATAGAAGTTTTGATTCATAAACCCTTGCATGGTTCTAATAGCTCTCTGGCCGCCAGTCCCCATGTCTGGAGCGTAGAGCTCAGCTCTGTCTATATCTAACTCCATCTGGCGAATCATGTCCTCAAGCAGCGCCCTGTTAGCCGCGGTGCTCTGATCTTCGTTCGCCTCAATGCTCGCAAGCAATTCGCCTTCTCTCGCAGTGAATGCTGCGCCGAATGTAGGCTTGAGCTGCTGCAATACGTTCTTTCTTAGTATATACGCAAGCCTTGCCTCGTCCGCATCCGTTAAGCCTAACGCGCGCTTTGCTTTGAGCCCGATAGAAGCCAAGCCGCCCGTCTCTACTCTATCCAGAATCCTGAGAGCGTCTTTCAATCGGCCAATGTTTTTGGCCTGTCGAATTCCTGTTTCTAGCACTTCTTGAGCCGCACCTTCTTCCGCTGTCCCGCGCGCCCGAGCTGTAGCTACGTCACCCTCGTAAGCAATTCCCTCCCTTCTAGCCTGTGTGAGAACGCGTTCTTTTTCACCCTCATCAGTTACTAGCTGGCCATTTGGCCCGTAGACTTCTGGAGCTCCGGTGCGGGTAATCTTAACTACTGTGCCGTTGTTATATGTAATTGTTTTTGCTGCGCCCATCTGTCCAGAAGCGCCTCCGTAGCGCATAAACTCTTGGTATTCTGGAGTGCCTTCTTTCAGACCTGCTGCATTAGCCTGCATCTGCAATGAGCGGAAAGAGGCCGGTGCAGACGCATCACCTGTGATTTGGTTGTAGGCCCTACCCGCTGTTACCGCATTATTCATTTCGGTTTGTAGCTGGGCTTTTGCCTGCTGGTTGCCTGCCGCGGCAGACTGAGCCAGATCCAAGTAGCGCTTGGTGTGGCTCGTGTCTACGTTAGGGATCTGGCTGAGAATCTGGTAGCGGTCCCGCATCAGATCAAGAACGCCACCCACGTCACCCTGCTCAAGAAAACTGCTTGCCGCAGAAGCATCGGCAAACAAGGTTTGCTTGCGCGCCTCTGCCGCTTGCTCGTTCTCTAGCGCGCGCTGACGGGCAGCCTCGTCCTCTTGCATCATCTGCTGTCGGAACTGCGGGGCTTGGCCGCCTACCGCTGCTCCTAAGCCCATGAGGGCTCTGCCAATATCTACCGCCATGAGAGACCTCTAGCTGACAATTGTGTTGGTGGTTGGCATTCCTGCCGTTGTTTGAGCCGGTGTGCCCATCATAAATTGCTGGAACGCGGCAGTCTGTGCAGGAGTGAACGTCTGGTTCGGGTTTGTTGGCGTAAATATGCTCTGCTGCTGGGGCTGATTGAACAGATCGTAACCCATGCCTGCTGCGCCTAAAGCGTTAGCCACCGCGCCCTGATAGTTAGGCACATTTATCTGAGCCTGCGGAACGCCAGCAATAGCGCCGCCAATGTTCTGCTGTAGGTTTGCCATATTTGAGCCGTAGCCTTGCTGAGCAAGCGCCTCATTTGTTGCTGCGTTGCTGTACTGATCCATTAGCAAGTTGCGCTGACCGCCAAGCATATTGGCAAGGTTCTGCCCTTGGCCTGAATAGATATTGCTAAGACCTGTGGCCGCTGAGCCATACTGGTTAGCAAGAAGCTCCCCTGCTCGGGTCCTGCCCGCAGCAAGGTTGACACCTAAGTTGCCAATGCTTTGAGCTGCTGGCAATCCATAGGTCTGTGTCTGGCCAGCCAAGCGCTGACCTAAGCCCATTTGCGCGTTTAACTGCTGGCTGCCTAATCCTGTTGCGATGTTAGCCATGCCACCTGCTGCGCTTTGTCCCTGCGATGCAAGTCCGCTCATGTTCTGAATCTGCTGTTGCAAACCTTGCGAAGCCAGCCCCTGATTGAAGCGCGAGAGCTCTTTCTGCACGTTACCGCCACCAAGGCCACCCATCGCTGCTGCGTTGCGCATAACACCCTGCTCGCCCTGTTCACGGAGGAACTGAATCTGCGGAGACTCTTGGTAAGCTTGCTGGAACGCTTCAGGCCCGAGTGCGCCAGAAAGTGCTAACTGCTGCTGCAATGCTGTATCGCCAGCCTGCTGGTATGGCTGCAAGAACTCCGAAGCTGTGCCTGCCGCTGCGCCAGCCTGCTCTAGTCCTGTCGCATACTGATCAGCTAGATCAGTGCGGCCCGTCCTGTTGAGCATATCCAGCATTTCAATAGCGCCGGTTGCTCCACCCTTAAGCGCCATTTCTGAACCGCGCAAACCAGTAGGTATGTCGCTCCCAGTAGCATATTGAGTAGTAGCCATTGCCGGCATAGCTGGCGGCACATACGCTGGGGTAGGCGTCGGGGTAGGCGTCGGGGTAGGTGTTGGGGTAGGTGTTGGGGTTGGCCTAGGTCTAGGTCTAGGACGGGGCGCAGGCTCAGGCTCCTCTTCTTCTTCTTCAAAAGTCACAGGCAAGCCTGCCTCAGCTTGTTTTAGCTGAGCAGCGTTATAACCTAGCTGTGTAGTTAGGTTTCGCTCTACTACCTCTTTAGGAGCGTCAAAATACTCAACCACGTCACCAGTGCTGGTTACGCCTTTCCCGACAAGATCTTGCACCTTAGAAATTTGAGCTGGGGTGAGCGTGTCATTCTTAAAAGCGTTAGGAGGAATGTCCGTTAGGCTTTGAATGATAAGAGACTTAGTAACATCAAAGTATTGTGACACATCATCAGCGTCAACCTCCCCAGAGTTCAGGAGTCTTTTTACAGTCTCTACCGTCTCGGCAGAATAGTTTTTGCTCTTCGGGAGCCCGTTTAGTTTAGCAATACTCATCGCTGCTCGCCCCCCATCATGCCGATAGCTCTAGCCACCTGCTCAGAAGAAAACGCATTTTGCTGTCCCGCGGCTTGCGGCTCAGTTGGCCTGCCTTCTTGCTTGCCGTAGTTGTCATAGTGCCACTTGGCGTAACCTTCCGCTGTTCTAAACTGAGGGTCCCCGCCAGCGAGAAGCTGGCCTTTGAGCGCTTCGTAATCAGCAGCAACATCAGGATTAGCTTCAAGGTAGCTCTGGGCTTTGAATGCGTCCCAGTCCATCACACCTGAATTTGAGTATTCAATCTGCTCAAAGGGCTTGAAGTCTAGCGACTGAGGATTAGTGAGCCCGCCAAGCTGCGAGTAGTCCATAGGGACGCTCTGGGCTTGCAGGTTGCCGTAGTTGATCGGGTCGCCAAGGATTGCGCTGCGTTGACCCATGAGCCCAGCGAGTAGCGCCTGCTGCGCCATGTAATCGCCTGTCTGTGTTGCGTCAATCATAGGCCGGAAAGTCTGGCCGGCGAGAGCAAGGTTCTGGTTCATGCCCTGTTGGCGAATATCTTGCGCTGCTTGATAGGCAGGTAACAAGGACTCTGTGGCTCGCTGCCCGTAGTCCTTAATCATGCTTATTTCTTTAGCGCGGTTGGCCGCAGACTGTTTGGCCATTTTCTCATTGGCCTTGTTCTGCATATACGAGCCGGCTAGACTTGTTACGCCGCCGATTATTGCGCCTGTTACTGGATCTGGCATTTTGGTTCCCGCCTAATCAATTTGTTGAATTTTACCACAATTTGCCGGTTATACCGCTACCCAGCCCTGAGTTACATCGCCCCCTATCTGGGGTAGCATTTTCCTGTATTCGATTGCCCCTGTGGTCCCAGCCGAGTCAATGTACAAACTGTACTGCCTCGCCTCTACCACGCCTTCTGGCGATCCTGTGCCCACAATAGGAATACTCAGGCTTGCGTCTTGAGTGAACTGCCTGAAAGGCTGCGCCATGGTCCCATCGGGTTGCACGATAGGCTGGGCGGCGTTTAGTCTTGGGCTTGTCACTTGTCACCACCGATAATGTTCGCCGTCAGCTGAATAATCACCGGCTTCACCGCATCAGTTAGTGTGAACCGGAAAACCTCAAAGCGAGCCGCTCTACCGTTCCTGCGCCAAATGGCTCTGCGGGCGTACTCACCGACTTTGCCAATTGACCGAGAGATAGGACCGCTCCAAGTCTTGCCGTCCTTTGATCGCTCTAGCGTGATCTGCGGATCTACAACGTCTGCATTGCCTACACCTGACTCAACAGTGAGCTCTAAGCTAGGGAAGAATACCGACTGCATATTGTTCTGGAAGGGCTGGGTAGCCACCCTGCGCACAATCGTATTGCCGTACTCTGTATAAGTGTCAGGATCGAGCTCGCCTATCCTGCCGTCTACAATGTCGCCGCACAGGATTTTATTGTAAGCCTTAACAATTGAGGCCACCCTTAGAGCTCCTAGAGCGCCTTCTAAGAACGATTTGCGCTCATGCCACCGCTGGCTTGTCGTGTCGTAGACTAGCGTTGTGGAGGGCAGGGAGAAGCCTATAAAGTACGCTCCCTTGCTGGCGTAGGCCCAAGAGAAAATATTCGACACCTGATCATCTGTTAGCTTGGATAGCAGGGAGTCGATCGCTGTGGTGGAGACCTTGGCTGTGCTGTTGCCGTTTAGGGCCCAGATCGCCGGACCTTCATTCTCACCACCGCCCACCCACATGAACGTGTCTTGCGCGTTAACTAGAGAATAGGGCGCGTAGCATCCTTTTTGCAGAAACAAGCCGGTGCGCTGAAAGGGGAAGTCAGCACCACCGATGTTCTGGAAAGCCTCAAAGGTCTGGCCGCCAGATATAAACAGCTGATTCTTGTAGACCACTGGGGCCACAATGTCATCAGGGTCGGACTCGGCTGTACCGAAGTCGAGAGCGTTGTAGCTCAGGCCGTCATTAATGGAGCTTACTATAAACTTCTTGCTGTCTGTGGTGACCAAGAAGTAGCCATCAATGAACACCACAAACTGGGGGTTGC